TGGTAGAATTCAACTTGTTAACTTGATCCCTGCAACCAATCTCAATCAAGGTGACACCGTTGTTGAACCAACTGACTCCTTCGTCCTAATTTCCGACTTACTCGGACAATATCTGATTCTTGATTCTACCAACGATGCAAACACTCCACTAGTAGACTTTGATTTTAGAAATGGAGATACTGTCACATCCGCAGTTACTGGTGGTGGTGCAGTTGGTCTTGTTACTGGACCTCCAGGAGTTGGTGTTGGAACTGGAGTAACAACTGTGGATCCTGCCGTTGGTTATGGTACAACTGGTTTGGTTAAGGGTGTACCACTTGCAGTTACCAATCTACAAGGCGGTTCTGGATACTCCAACCCTGGCATTTATACTGGAGTAAGACTCGATCAAACTTCTGGTATTGGTACTGGAACTAGTGCCACAATTACTATTGGACCTTCTGGTAATGTAACTAATGTTGCTATCCAAACTGGTGGATTTAGATATGCAGTTGGCAATACTTTAACCCTAAATGATTCAAGTGTGATCGGAGGTAGAGTCGGTGGTTCTAACTTTACAATTGACATCGGTGAAGTTGAAACAAGACTATATCTTGCACTACAAGAGGGTCCCGCAGGAACTCAAAAGTTCCCTGGTAGCACTGTTCTTCCAGATTACATTGCTGATAGAAATGCGATTGGATATAGCACGAATATTGGTGCTGGTGTAACAAATAACTTTGTTCCGACAGATTATCTTGTATCTGGTAATGTTGACTTTGCTAATGATAGAATTGTCCTTGGAAACGGACACGGATTCGTTGATGGTGACCCAGTAATTTACACTACTAATGGTGGAGTTCAACTCGAAACTCTACTCGATAATGAGACTTATTATGTTAAGACAGTTGGTGTAACTTCGGTTCAACTTTACACCACATATTCACTAACAACAATTAAGAGTTTAACTGGTTCTGGTACTGGAACACACAGTCTGAGTCGTGTTGGAGTTCACACTGCAACTGATCAGATTGTATTCATCAATCATGGATTTACTCAGGGTGATGCAGTACGAGTTACAAATGATACTCCAATTGGTGTTACAACTGGCAACTTCTATTACATTGGTTCAAGAACAACCAACTCATTCACACTACATACTACCCGTCAACAAGCTCTCGACTCTGTTAATGGTCTGATTCTCAATACTATTGATCTTGCAGCTCCAAAGGGTGCAAACGTTGGTGTCACTACATTTACAGAACAGAATGTTGTTTACTCCAAATCTGTAAACACTTCTTCTTCAGACGTTAGTAACTTCTCTCTACTTTCTTCCAGTTCACTGGATGCATCAAATATCATTTCTGGTACTTTCGATCCCGCTAGACTGGGTTCTGGAACTGCAAATTCAGACGTTGCTCTTTTCGGTGATTCTTCATACAAGAAGGTTATTAAGTCTGTTGGTATCGGAACAACCCAACCAATTGGTGTAACTTATACCTCCGCAGATCTCGCACCTAATGGCGTAGGAGTCAACACCTATTACGGTGATATTCAAATGACTCTTAACAGAGTTGTTTCTACTCCAGATGACTATTCAACAGTTGGTATTTCTAAGTTTAAGTTAAGTACATTTGCAGTTGGAAATGATGGTGAGATCACTATTAAATCATCTGGTGCTAATGGCGGTGATGTTGACGCCGCAACCTTGGGTGGACAGAACGGTGCATATTACTTAGATATTAACAATAGTACTGGACAACTTTCTATCGCAAGGGGTGGTACGGGCCTAGGCGCGTTACCTGGTAACGGTAGTATGTTGATTGGTAATGGTTCTACTTATACATTGACTGGATCTCCATCAATCTCGGGAACCATGTCAGGTGGATTTACTGTCCTGGGTGGAAAGGATATTACCTTCACCAATTCTACTAACTTCAGTGGAGATTCATCTGGTAGAATTCAACTTTATAACAATTCACTCTATCTTCAGTACAATACTTCTATTATCTTCAGAGAATCAACAGGTGGTAATGAAGTTGCAAATATTAATGCAAGTGGTAACTTTACCTCTAGTGGCGATTTCTCATTCCGTAGAGGAACCTTCACCCAGGCAACTGGAACTGCACCATTCAGTGTTTCTTCCACTACTGTGGTTACTAATCTGAACTCAGATCTACTTGATGGTATTCAGTCAACATCTTTCTTAAGATCTGACGCAGATGATACAGTTGCAAACAACCTGAGTTTCACCTCAGTAACCAGTCCAATCACAACGAACTCCATCCTATTCAATAACTCTGAGAATGATGGTACTTACTACACAGACGCACAGGGAGTACTTGCATTTGACGAAAACTTCTCTACTGATAGTAACTACGGAAACGAGGCCACCGCGCCCGCGCAAACCTTCACCACAAACGGTGGCGGTCTTGTAGTCAAGAACGAAGATGGATGGGGTGCAGTTCTTTCCTCACAAAACATTCGTTGGTGTGAAGGTAACTTCGCTAATCTACAGATCGGTGGTAACCAGGTATTCCATGCTGGAAACGATGGTCCTGGATCTAATCTTGATGCAGACACTCTTGATGGGGTACAGGGTGATTCATTCTTAAGATCGGATGCAAATGATTCCTTCTCGGGCAATCTTACGGGTTCGGGCACGATTCTAACCACGGGTACTTACATGGGTATCACTGGTAATGGTGGTGGTATCGTAATGACAACCAATGATGGTTATGGTAATTGCAATCTAACTTTCAACCACAGAAGCGGTAGACCTGATCAGAATGGTAATGCATTTAGAATCGAAACCAATGTAGATTCTAACACGGGCGCAACGATGGCATTTGAATTAAAATCAAATGTCACCGCAAATACTCCAGTTGCTATTAATAACACTGGAATGGTTCTAACGGAAACTGAACTGACCGTTAGCGGCGAAGTTGTTTCAACATCTGATATCAGAACTAAAACTGATATTCAAAATCTAGAATCTTGCCTAGATAAAGTTCTCAGACTAAGACCTGTATCTTATCTAAGAACTGATCTTCCAGACGATAAGACGCACATTGGTTTAATCGCGCAGGAGGTTCAGGAAGTCTATCCAGAAGTTGTCGCTAAGAGAAAAGATGATGAATACCTTGGTGTTGCATATCAACAACTCGTTCCCGCACTTATCGGAGCGATTCAAGAACTCAAGTCGGAAGTCGATTCTCTCCGTAATGAGGTCCGCGAACTGAAGGGAGAGTAAGAACTCTCTCATGGTTTATAAATACCTCTAGG